ATAGATCATGCTAATACTAAAGCATTATTTAATGTGGGTTTTTATATTGCTAACCCTTTAGATAATGATATTAATTTAGATTTTAGAAAACTAAATAAAGAATATGCTGAAGCAGAATGGCAATGGTATCTTACAGGAGATAGAAATATAAATAGATTAGGTGAAATATATGGTAAGGTACCTGAGATATGGAAGAGAATGGCAGATGAAAATAATGAGGTTAATTCTAATTATGGATGGCAGTGGTTGCAGAACTCTCAATTAGATAAAGTAATAGATAAATTACATGCTAATAGAGAAACCAGACAAGCAACCATTTCCATCTATGATGGTAAGCAGATAGATAGATATTCTAATGATACACCTTGCACTTATGCAATTACTTTTAATGTAATAAAAGATGAATTACACATGTCAGTATTGATGCGTAGTAATGATTTATGGTTTGGATTTTGTAATGACCAATATTGTTTTAGTAAGTTACAAGAATTAGTATCTAAAGAAATTGATGTTAAAATTGGTACATATTATCATCATGCTACTAACCTACATATATATAATAATTTTTTAAATAAACACTATGAGATTAAATAACGAGTTTGAGCCTATTAGACAATGGGCAGAAGAAAGAGGTATATATGAAAAAGGAGATCCTAAAACACAATATCTAAAGTTAATGGAAGAGGCTGGTGAATTATCACAAGCAATAATCAATAAAGATAAGTTTGAAATAGAAGATGCTATAGGCGATATGGTAGTTGTATTAACAAACTTAGCTAGATTATGTAATTTAAGTATTGAAACTTGTATAGAATCAGCTTATTTTGAAATAAAAAACCGTAAAGGTAAAATGAAAAATGGAACATTTGTAAAAAATAAATAATGAAAGATGTAGTAAAACACCCTAATTGGAAGAATATAACATTTAGAACAACAAAGTTAAATTTTTTAGATTGGGCAATTAAACATGGAGGTGTAAATATTAAAATATCTGATAAAAGTTATAAGTTTGAATCACAACAAGAACTAGAAGCTTTAAGATATAGTATAAATCCAACTATGAATTTAGGTTCTGATACATGTTATATATCACCAGATGAAATGAAATCAGTGTATGTAAAAAGTAAAGAGAGAATGGAAAAGATAGAACTATTAAATGGTAAAGTATGGGATAAAGATGAATTAATTAAAAAGATGTACAGTGATAGCTTTTACTATGGAGAGCTAGGTAAATATGCTTTAAGTAGCTCAGCTATAAAACAGTTAATAGATTCGCCTAAAAGTTATCAAAGATCTTTAAACTTTAAATCCGATACAGGAGCTTTTAAGATAGGTAGACTAATTCATTTAGCAGCATTAGAACCAGAAAAGCTAGATACTTTATGTCACGTTGTTGAGGTGCAGTCCGCAGTAACTAAAAAATTTAAAGACAAAGTATCTGAAGTTGGAAGTGCTGATTTTGTTTTTACAAGAAAAGAATATGATAAAGCAATGTATACAGCTGATGCTTTATTACAAAATAATGTTTGGCAAGAGCTAACAAGAGGAGCAAAATTTGAAGTACCTGGTTTTGATATACTAAATGGTTTTCCTTTTAGAGCTAAAGCAGATGTATTAGGATTTGATTATATAGCAGATTTAAAAACTACTAGCGATATTAAAGGATTTAAATGGGCTGCTAAAAAGTACGGTTATGATGTTCAAGTATATATTTATTGTAATTTATTTAAAGTAGATTATAAAGATTTTAAGTTTTTTGTTATAGACAAAAGCTCAGGAGATCTAGGAATATATGATGTAAAAGAAAGTTTTTATAATTCTGGTAAAGATAAAGTTGAATATGGATTACGTATATTTGAAAAATACTTTATAAATAGAACAGAAGAAATAAATGAATATGTAGTTACCGGTACACTTGAGTAGGATAAAAAAAGAATACTATATGCTTGCTTTAGTTGACTTATCTAATGGATCTACTGTTAATGAATTATACGAGGCAATTAAAGTATATGAAGATTTAGAAGAATATGAAGCATGCGCAGGTATATTAGAAGCTGTAAAGCAAAGTGAATATTTAACATTAAGAGATATAAAAAATATATTAAAAAATGAAAATACAAAAGATTAAAGAATTAGTAGAAAATAATACTAATATAAATTTAGTAACTAAAAATAGAAGAAGAGAAGTTGTATATGCTAGATCTATATACTATAAGCTATGTAAACAACACACAAGAGAATCTTTAAGCGTAATAGGTAAATCAGTAAAACGAGATCATGCTACAGTACTACATGGTATTAAAGTATTTGATCAACAAATAAGTGTTTATAAAGATGCTATTGAATATCACAAAGTATTTGAAAGGATAGACAATATCATAAGAAGAGCAAATAGTACAAGAGAAAAAGATAGAAACCCTGGTGTATATTATAGAAACAAATATGCTATAGCTTTAGTAGAGCTTAGAAGTCTAAGACAAGAAAAACGACAGTTACTACTTAACAATTAAAGTTTTTTTTTATTATATAATTATTAATAATGTTTTTTAATTATGGATGGTAGAAAAAACAATGGAGGTCACAAAACAGCTGGGCGTAAGTCTAAAGCCGATGAGGTAGAACTTATAGAGAAGCTTACACCATTAGAACCTATGGCCTTTGAAGCATTAAAGAAAGGATTAGAAAGTGCAGAGTTTAAGTATGTACAGCTATTCTATAACTATTATGCTGGTAAACCTAGAGAGACTAAAGACATTACGATCAACGAGGATATTCCGTTGTTTGTAGATTAGTATGCAGGTTAAAAAAACCGAAGCTTTATCAAAATTACGTGCACTTAATAACCGTATTAAGGTTGTAAGAGGAGGTACGTCGGCTGGTAAGACGATATGTATTATACTTATTTTAATCGATTATGCCATAAAGAACGAAGGTAGAGAGATAAGTATAGTATCAGAGTCGGTCCCACACTTACGCAGAGGCGCTCTAAAGGACTTTCTGTCTATATTAAATGGATTAAATAGGTATAAAGAAAATCAGTTCAATAAGAGTACTTTAAAATACATATTTACAAACGGTAGTTACATAGAGTTTTTTAGTACAGATCAACCAGACAAATTACGAGGAGCAAGAAGAACAGACTTATATATTAACGAATGTAATAATGTACCATTTGATGCATACAATCAACTAGTAGTAAGAACATCAGGTAATATATGGTTAGACTATAACCCATCTAGTTTGTTTTGGGTAGACAAAGAAGTATTAGGACAGCCAGGAGTAGACTACGTTACACTAACTTATAAAGACAATAATGTATTACCTAAGTCTATTGTAGACGAGATAGAAAAAGCTAAAGAGAAAGCAAAGACCTCAACTTACTGGTCAAATTGGTGGAAAGTATATGGCTTAGGAGAAACTGGATCTCTTGAGGGTGTATGTATACCAGATTGGAAAGTGATACCATCAGTACCAGATGAAACAAGATTATTAGGTTATGGCATGGACTTTGGATATAGTGTAGACCCTAGTACCCTTGTAGCTTTATACAAGTATAATAACTCATATATATTTGATGAGGTCTTATGCAAGAAAGGAATGCTAAATAGCGATATAAGTCAATTCTTAAAAAACAATCAAGTTAACGATATAATCTATGCAGATAGTGCTGAGCCAAAGTCTATAGCTGAATTGTTAAGCTACGGCCATCCTATATATCCTGTAAGCAAAGGAAGAGACTCTATTGTATATGGAATCAACTTAATAAATCAAAACGTCATATACGTCACTCAACGAAGTAAAAACCTAATAAGAGAACTAAATGGCTATATATGGATGCAAGATAAACAAGGCAATACATTACAAAAACCAAACCCTACAAGCGGTGATCACTGTGTTGACGCAGCAAGATATATCCTTAGCTCTATATTAGAGAATCCAAACAAAGGAGAATACTATATTTACTAAAAAAGTTAATAAATTGTTTATATATTAAAAAAAATGTGTATATTTACACTATAAAACAAAGTTTAATTAAAATTATATCAAATGAAAATATATAAAGACAGAACGACATCAACTAAATTAATGTCTAACCAGGACGGATCATCTTACAAATTAATTATTAAGTATGGAGATAATTTTGCAGAAAGAATATTTGATGGAAAAAATGCTTATAAAAGAGCTACAAAATTTCAAAATGGAATTAGTGAAATTATGAGACTTGCAAAAAATATAAAACAATAATTAAAACAATAGGGGTAGCAATACCCCTTTTTTATTAACCAATAATTATATTATGAGAGATTTAGAAATATTAAAACAAGTATTTACAAAAAAGAACATATTATTAGGTATATTATTTAATGCTACATGGATCACAACTATGTATGGTGTGTTAGATTTATTGTTATATTTAAGATATGATTTAGGATGGATATAGAATACCATAAAATATTAAATAAGTGTTGGGATAACAATATTAAAGTTATTCAAAAGCCATTAGGTAGAGGTAGTCATAAAAAACCACCTGCTGTAAAGCTTATAGCATCTATAGACTATAACTATATACAAGGCAAAAAAATATATGATCAAAATAGTAAAGAACTTGAACAAGCTATAGAAGATCTATATAGAATATTATATAATAATTACATTTAATTTTTTTCATTTGGTTTGATTGGAATTAGGTAGCAGAGATGTTACCTTTTTCCTTTTATACAAAACACTAAATAATTTATTGTATTAATATGAAAGTTAAAATAAACGTACCTGAATCACTTAAAGAAATAACTCTAGATCAATACCAAAGATTTGAAAAGTTAAATACAGAAGAAAATAAAGAATCTACATTCTTACTACAAAAGATGGTAGAGATATTTTGTAACCTCAACTTAAAGGATGTTGCAAACATAAAATACAAATCAGTACAAGAAATAGTAGTACACCTCAACAAGATATTTGATAAAAAGCATAGTTTAACACCTACGTTTACTTTAGGCAATGTAGAGTATGGATTTATACCTGTACTTGATGATATGTCATTAGGAGAGTTTATAGACCTTGATGAGAACTTAGGCAAGTGGGATAATATGCATAAAGCAATGAGTGTATTATATAGACCAATTAAATTTAAGAAAGGTAACAAGTACAATATAGAAGAATACAAAGGTATGAACGACAAACTAAAGTATATGACTTTAGATATTGTATTTGGTTCTATGGTTTTTTTTTATCATTTAAGCAACGAGTTAACACAAACTATCCTGAATTATTTACAGAAGGAGTTGCCGAACAAACTGACTATTCAGCAGAAGGAAGCTTTGGATCAAAGTGGGGCTGGTATCAGTCGGTCTATGGTATTGCTAAAGGAGATGCTACCAAGTTTGACACGGTTACCAAACTTAACGTCCACAAATGTTTAATGTATCTAGCATTTGAAAAAGATAAAGTAGAATTAGAAAAGAAGTTAATTAAAAAACGATGAAAGGTTTTTACAACGTAACAAAGGAATTAAAAACAGCACTTGCAGCGGAACCATTTGTTAATACAGTTACATTTGGAAGTTTAGATGATGTAGATTTAAACAAGCAAACTATATTTCCATTATCACACATTATAGTAAACAACACAACATTAGGAACTAAAACACTAACATTTAACATTTCTATTCTTGCAATGGACATTGTAGATATAAGCAAAGAAGCAACTGCTGATATATTTGTAGGAAACGATAACGAACAAGATGTACTTAATACACAATTAGGATTACTAACAAGAATAATAAACATCTTACAACGTGGTGATTTATATACTGAACTTTACCAAGTACAGGGTGATGTAAGTTGTGAACCATTTGTAGATAGGTTTGAAAACAAGTTAGCAGGATGG